CCAACATACTATTTAGTGGTTATCACTAATGCCCAACAAAAAAGCCTGATTTCTCAGGCTTTTTAGACTAGTTTGGGTAACAAGGCATAGTTGCCCCGGAGATCATGCCGCTAAGGCAAAGGTCTCGTCATTAGATGCGTTTGCATTTAATAGATTTGCTTGATTTACAGTCATCGCCTACTGTGTTGCCTCTTTTGCTATCTCACCATGTCGAAACCGGTCGGGCCCATCAGAAGTATATTGTAACGCGAACAAGAGTGAGTCGTTCCAAGTCGCCAGATCAACAAACACATTTCTGCGTTGTTCTCGCACCTGCAATATACTTTTGGTGGACCCGGGGAGAATCGAACTCCCGTCCACAATGCCTTTGCTACAAAGGAATTACAACAATATCGTTATTATACGACACACCTATTTATGTGTCAACCAGATCCGACCCACCACCACGTTTTGAGAACGTGGAAACTATAGTACCAACAAGAATATCACAGCAACAATTACCACGCCAATGGCAAAACTGTAATCTTGATTCATTTGTTGTCCCTCCACGCCTTCAACTCGATCATGGCATACAGCAACAGAGACACTGCAATTATAGAGAACATGATCCACATGATTAATTATACCCTTTTATGTTTTTGCCGTCAATCTGTGGATTGCCTTTTGCATGAGCGTCTTGCAATTGGTTACGATCACGCTCTGGCGGTAACGGGCCACACCCTAGTCTTGTCCACTCGTCTTCTGAGTAGTAGTACTGTTCTACAGGTTTTTTATTCTGTTCCATAGTTTTCTATTTATATCTGGTGGGCCCACTAGGACTTGCACCCAGACTCCAACGATTATGAGTCGTTTGCTTTACTGTTTAAGCTATAGGCCCTGACTTATAGTATAGCATCAAGGCTGATAGTTGTCAAGGAATTGTTTGAGATTTCCATAGAGATTGACCATGACAGCTTCTTTGGACCCAAACAACACAATTTTTTTGGGTATGCCCTTGGTGGCTGAGATATAGTAGGGCATCTGCATTTTCCTATCTAGATCTAATATCACGTGTTGATTGAATTGATGTGGATCCTGGATTGGCCACTCGTAGCGTGCCAGATCTAGTTTTTCTGTAAACACCGTGTAACCGGGCCCGGTCAATCGCATGCCACCGTTTTTTCTTATGTTGAACCACCAGGTGTGCATGGCTTGTTTGATTGTGATACCCAAGTTGGGATCCAGTTGCTTTAGCAACTCTTCGGTAAGTTTCTTTTTGTCACGCACATCAAGGATATACCTGGTCACCGGCACGAAGCAACACCACTGTGAACCGATCAGTTTTGAACTGTGTGTTGAGTTTCTTGGCAAGATTTCTGGCATGACCAGGATTTGAGAATGAAACTTTTTTGTATTTGGGACCCGGATACTGCACCAGCATGTTGGATGTTTTGAGATTGATGGGCTTGAGATCATAGAACACGGCCCACACACCTTCACTGGCCAACACTTGCTCAGTCTTGTAGGTACTCTTGTTTGTGACTTCAACTAACACAGTGGGTTTGGGTCGGCTCATCAATAAACTCCTACATTTATTTATGACAAAATATAGGTATATTTTAGAACTGGCCGCCGCCGATTGCCACCTGTACCACCTCGTTATTGTTGGGTTTTGTTGCCTGTTCTTGTAGGGTCTGTAGGTTGATTAGTAGTCGCGTGATGTCAGCATGCAAATCCTTGGCTTCGTTCATGGTCATCACAAAGTCTCGAGATCCGCGGGCTTCGTGACCACGCACACGATCAACAAATTTCTGTAAGTGCATGGTCATTGACCTGCTCCTCTGAATAGAATGGTCCTTGATAAGGATAACGCTGTATCACAATCAATTTTGGGCACAGCACAGCCCGCCAGGTTTTTCCCTTGCGCACTCGATACCATCCGGCAGCAAACCATGATTTGCTTTTGGCTGTCTTGGTGTACACTGGCAACTGTTGTGTCACGTCCCACATGGGATTGTGAACTCGACCGCTGATTGGATATCCATGCACATGATCTACTGTTGCTTTTGGTTTGATTTTTTTTACAGCAGGTTCGAATTCAATGTTGGCACGCTGGGCCGCCATCTGTATAGTCTTGAACTGTGCAACTTGATTGTTGATTTTGACCTGATATCCGCCAGCACAGGCTTCCACATTTCCTACCTTGCGATTGTTTTCTTGCAAGATCCAAAACTGTTTGTCTATCACGGGTTTAGCTACTAGCATTGAGTACTCCTTTGTATGTTTCATTCAGCCAACGTCCAAAGCTGTCAGCTGATTCACTGCATTTATTCAGTTCATACTTGCCACAGAACTGCATAAATCTCACACCCACTTGTCCTATATCTTTATGACTGACCTGTTCACGGATAGCAGTGTCTACCACTTGTTTAATGTCTTCGGGCTGTGCTGTCAAATCAATTAGGGTTCTATTGCGTTCGTAATCGTCTAGGACTCTGTGCTCCACACCGTCTGGATCTGTCCAGCGTTGTAACATCATGTTGTTCCAGGCATAGCCTTGTTTCGCCCGATCCTCAAACGCTTCCTGTAGCCCGACCTTGTTCTTGGTGCCCTTTGTCCTGACACCCGGGAAGGCGCTAAACACATTGTCGCTACTATCGCCCCGCATGCATTTTTCAAACAGAAGCCACGCTGGATCAGGGATTGTTTTAGGTTCCTTAGTCTTCTTGTCGATGACTGGTTTGCCTTTGGCATCGAAGATTCCTTCCGTGGTGTGCAATTCGTCGGTAATGCCGTTGTATTGTTTGACATTTTCTGCAAGCAATTGCACAAAGTCCGTATCGCTTGAAATTACCACATGTTCGTCTTGGGGGTGTAATGCGATCCAGCGAGCTATGATATCGTCGCCTTCTGCAGTTGGACACCGTATTACGCTACAGTTGGTCCTCTCACTCAAGTATTTAGTCAAAGCGTCATAGGTTTCCCAAAACATCTTGTCTTCTTCTTGTTCGGCTTCAGTGAGTGCTTGCCGGGCCACAGCACGATTGGCCTTGTAGGGTTTATAATGATCCTTACGCCACGACCTGCCCTCCAAGGCAAAAACCACATGATCGGCTTCAAAACGCCGGGCCATTTTGTTGGCAGCCATCAAGGTCACATGCAGGGCAAATCCTACCTTTTCCCAAGTGTCGCTGGCACGAAAAGCGCCATGTCTGGCACGAAAGAACAAGTTGGCAGTATCTATAAGGACATATTTCATACTATGAGTATAGCATGATCTAGTATCAAAGTCAAACAAATTTGTGTTTGATTATGTAATCTAAAATAAAACGATGAAATGCACTGTGTCCATCCTGCCCAAAATGCCAACTATTGGGCATGACTGTTTGTATTCCTTTAGATCGGATAGTAGCATCATAGGTCATTTCGGGATCATATGGTCCAATATAGTTGGCACCCCAATCTTGCTGATTTTGAATTTTACTAAAATTGTTGTTACCATTGAAGAAAATATGCGCTATATTTTTTTGTTCAAGCTCACGATGAAATTCCCAAATTTCATCATGCGCTTCCTGGGTTTTTTGTTCCCAATTGACATCAATGATATAATTACGATATTTCTCTGCAACTTCTGCAGGCACACTGTCGGTGCCGCTGGCACCCACTTGATAGTAATTTCCCTGGTGCAACCACTCTTCACGTTCCCAAGTGCTCCACTGTATAATAATCAATTGATCCGGGTGATTCTGTCCGCCGCCGTTTAACCATTCACGTGTGGTGCGTATAATTCTGGTGTTGGAGCTGGCACTTTCTGCATCACAACGAAATCCTGATCTTAGAGCAAGACTCAGTAGCTTACCCCAACTTACAGCAAGATTGGCTGGATGTGGTGCACGACCTAAATAAAAAAATGCCGGATCGTCTTCGGCAAAGGCATGTGGATTTACAGCTTCGGCTGCCGCTGTGTGGCTGTCACCATTGACATATAACATCATACAATATTGTGCTCTTGAATATGATCAATCAACCTTGTGGCCCAGGCACGATGTCCATCTGCACCAAAGTGGTACCATGAATCAGCTTGGAATCCTTGTTGAGTTAACCACCAGTAGTAACTGGAATTGTTGTCGTAAGGCCCAATAAAGTTTGTGGCCCAATCTTGTTGATTGTTTGTTTGAAAAAAATTGTACATACAATTAAAAAATACATGTTTGATATTTTTTTGTATTAGTTCTTTGTGAAATTGAAAAATTTCTTGGTGCCACTGTATTGATTTTTTATTTAATGTTTCGGGTGTTTGTTCTATGACCCATTTTTTGTAAGAATTCTCCAGAATCTTTGGCAATGTATCGTGTCCAGAGCTATTGACATTATAGTACTGATTTTCATATTGCCATTCTTCTCGTTCCCAGGTGCTCCACCCAATAATAATCAACTCTGGAGTTTGTTGGGTTGCCAGGTATTCTCTACTGGTGCGCAAGATTCTGGCATTACTGGCTCCTAACTGTGCGTGATTGATGATGTCTAGTCCAAATTCTTTTGCTACAATTACTGGGTAACTTTCGTGTGTCTGTACTCGCACACTCTGGCTATGACTGTCACCATTGACATACAGGATCATGACACTTCGGATCTACCATCGCCAAGATTGCGTGTTTTGACCACGCGATCACGCTCAGGAGTCATGGCTTCGTATTGTTCATAGGTTTCCAACACTATGTTACGACACACAGCGGTAAACCAACGATCTACGATGTCACTATCGGTATCTTTGGCATTCATCTGGTAACCTGCACGCACCAGGTTGGCCACAAATTTGTCATTCCAGTCTAGCTCAAATGATCCGGCCTGCATGTTGTCAGGATCCACGTCCATACTGATCACAGTCACCCAAGGTTCGCCACGTTCGTTGGCCAGGTCTTTGGCAGTTTTTTCTGATTTTTTGGGACGAGGCTCGGCCTTGGTCTCAGGTTTTTTCTTTTTTAGAAAACGATCAAATAGGCCTATGGTATTCCTTATAGTCTAGTATTACCGTAGTGTACTACACTAATGCCCGGCATGTCAACTGGCAACTTGCGCCACGGATCAACTATGACACTGCCGGATTCAATTTTGCAGTACGGTTGTGTGTCAGGTGTGTTACCGGTGTATTCATACGTGATCTTGCGATTGTGTGCCCATAGGAACACTGCTGGCCTATTAAAATCGTTGACCACATCCGTAGTATCATCGGCCAATGGATCCACATAATAGCAACGATGACCGGCTTCGGCTACATAAAATCCTACCAAGGTAGAGTAACTGCCAATACAGTATTCAACGTCGGGCTTGTAGGCCTTGCCGTGGATCACGATAGGCAAGCTGTGTTTCTCGGCCTGCTTGACCAAGAACAAGGCCAAGTTTCTTGCTTGGACTTCGCGAGCATGCATCACTGTGTCAAACAGGTCATAGCCAATGTTGTATTCTTCTGCTAACCAACGCAGAGCGATATTATCTCTGGGATGGCAAGCACCTGCATCGCCCATGCCTGCGGTCATGTATTT